TTTGCTTCAGATGCCTTGTTTAGAGTTTCTGAGAAAAAGCCTTTTAGATCGCCTAACATCTTCGCAAAATCAGGTTCATCAACCTTATCTTCTGATACTTCGGCTGCTTTTTCCAGAGTCTCGGCAGGAACGTCTTCTGCTGCTGCTTCTGCAGGAGCTTCAGCTGGAGCTGCATCTTCTGCAACAACTGCTGTATCTTCAACGGCTGCTTCTGCTGCTACGGCTTCGGCTGGTGCCTCTGCTGCAACATCTTCGACAACTACGTTTTCTGTATTATCTGACATTTCATTACCTCCTTCTGCGTTTGCCTGTTTTGCAATTGTTTGTGTTTCAGGCAACGTAAATCTTGATTGCTTATGTGCATCAAGAATTTTATCTATCTCTTTTGCTTTGTTAACGTCTGAGCTTTCAACCCATCCTATTAACTCCGCTGGCTTTCCAGATACTGGAGAGTCATATGTTTTATCTGTTGAGATAAAAACAGAATCACTGTCTGCACAGTAAAATATGTTTTCAGTTACTACACCTACTGCAATTCCTTTAGCAATGTATTGTCCATTTACTTTCTGAATAGAAAGAATGTTACAAAGTTCATTTGCTGGTGAATCAACAATAGAAAGTTCAATTAGTTCATAGTTCTTAATAAATCTTACGGTTTTACCGTTCGCCTTGTTTACTTCATTATCTGATTCAAGAATCTTTCCGCCGATTGAAAATCCCGATAGAGTTCCGTCTAGAACTTTCTCCCAAGTATCTTGAGCGCCCTTTGAAATGTATGCGTCAACATAAACTCCATTGTAAAACTCTTTTGCCTTTGGATCATAAAAAGTTTCTGGTCTGAATGAGACCATCTTGCCTACTGCGTTTGATCCGTGCATCTCACGAATGTTTCCACGGAAACTTTCAAATGCTTTTAGACTTGACTCTGATGTTACAACATCTCCTGTTTGATCGATATTGTCTAGAGTAGCAAATCCAGATACAGTTCTCTTTTCACGGTTAACTTTAGTAAAAGGAACCGACAGATTAATAACGTTGCCGTTACTGGTCCATAAAGACTTTTCAATGTTCATATGCTTAATTTTATAGCGTTCTACACTATAAAGCAAATAACAGTTGAGTGGACTTAGTCGACCCGTCTTCCTTCGCCCTTGGCATTTCGGCCTTCTCCCACTTTATCTGAGGAGGATGCGGATCTTTCGGAATCTCGGGCCCTGGTTTTCCCAGCGGTTGCTTTTTGATCAGCAGCCTCTTGGGGCTTTAATTCAACCATTTTATCTCCGCCCTCAACAGGTATCATTCCTTTTCTAATTCTAACTTCGTTTGGAGTAATTACCTGCATTCTTAAATATCTTTCATCTATTTGAGATTGAGTGTCTTCATCAGTTAAAGTTAATTCATTAAACTTTAAAGTTAGGGCATCTGTTTTTTCATCAAATATTGCATTAATTTTTTTCTCCAGGGTCATTTGAGCTGGTCGGCAAACCTGCTCTTTAAATGTCTTATCAGCATCCCTGGCTACCGCTAAATTAACTCCCTCTGGAGTTCCTATTTTATTAATTGGAACACGGTGGGCAAGTAGAATTTCGTCTCTATTTGACTTACGATATTTCTCAAATGATCCTTCTTGATTACCCGCTTCAATAGGCTCCATTTTAAATTCAACTTTTGAGTCTGGGCTATCTGCTGGAAGTGGAACATATAGGGATCTGTGATTCTTTCCCTTTAATCCAACTTGGAAAAATTCAAGCAATTTTCTTTCTGACTCTGGAGAAAGCTTTGCTCCCTTAACTGTAATAATATATCTTGGGACCGCTTTGTTTTCAAAGTAATCTAGATTGTAACGACCAGATAATTCATTTCCAGCAAGGGCTACCTGTGCTGCAATGATGTCTGGAATTCCATAATAATTATTCATGGGTGTGTACTTCTTAAAATGAATAATCTCATTTGGGCGATCTTCTTGACCAGCGATTGGGTTCTCTGTTTCGTTCTCGCCAAAGTTATTAAAGAATACAGCCTTGCCATACAGCAGTTGAATGAAGCCATCTCTAAGTCTGCGAACACGCATTGTTTTTGCTGGGATATGCCCAATGTAACCTATGTCTCCGCCTGTTGTTCTTCCTATTTCAAGGTAACCGTTTCCTGTTGCTTCAAGATCTGTGTAAACCTTAATTAATGTTTGTGTAAATGTATCTTCAGTATTCGTTGTATCTAGCCAAGCGTGTAGATCTTGGCGAAGCTTATTTAGCTTTCTACGTGCCCTCTCAAGCTGTTTGTCATCTGTTATTGAATCAAAGGCATCATTTGTTTTCTTTGTTTCAATAAAGTCATAACCTAGACCAACGATATTAGCAACCTTTGCATTAATTGCTGCATAGTTATATGTTGAAATTTCATAAATTTTTGAAAGGTATTCTTGGTTATATGGAGGCTCAATAAGATCAAACATAGCGTATCCGCTAATTGCTTGTGCCAATAGGTTTTGTTGTGTTCCAGTATCTTCAATGCCTGAAAATGATTTAGAAAACTCTCTATTAATTCTACGCTTAAATGATGACCCGAGACCTCTAAGCTTTTTGATGTCTTCTAGGCCTACTGCAAACGGGTCGTTGTTTTTTTCATCCTTTTTAAAAGAAAACCAGTCCGCTGTATTTGATATGTCGATAATGTTTTCTGAGTTATCTTCACCGAGAAATTCTACTGTCATCTTAAACCACCTATTTTTTTCATTTCGTCTTTATAGTTTCCGATATCATATGGATCAGGAACTAGTCCCCAGTCAAGTCTTTGCTTTTGATGCTGGAATTCTTCGTCGTCAATCTTTCTTCTTGCTGAAAGAAATTTAGGCCCGCCCTCATATATGCCAAATGAGCGAACTTCTCTAGCCAAAGCATCGATGTTGGATCTATTTCCTTTTTTGGACGTGACTGAAAGAAAGTTCCCATCGTCGTCTCCAATCCATCTGCCGTCAGGCATCTCCCAGACGTATATGCCTAGAATCGATTCTTCTTCATTAATGCTATATTTAGCTTTATTAATATCCATAGACATAAATCATACCATTATTCTGTGCTAAAGTCTAGAGTTTGCACAAGAGATGGACAAAATTATAGGCTAACTGACTCTGGCTCTACCACAGTTATAAAGAACGGGGTCAAATCTTCACCTAGGGCGGACTCTTCAATTCCAAAAGCGGTGTCATTTATTTGATTTACGATATTTCCCGTATATAGCAAATAGTGATTAAGCTTAGAAGATAGCGGCAATGCATTTTCATATACGGCAAGATTGTTATACATATGCCCAGATCCAGACTTGGAGTCATTTTGATTTTGATTAAACTTGAGGTTGCTGTCTGCCGATGTAAATTCAATGATTATATGGTGAGGCGTATTTACAGCCATGAAGTCCCATACGTTTACTGCGGATGTCCTATTTATACCATTTACATAGATTGATGATATTCCTGCTTTTGTTATGACTCCCGCATTATTCCATTCATATCGACTGGCTAATCCGCTTACTAAAACGTTGTCGTCGTACTGGGGAGTAAATATAACCTCTACTGTTGAAATTGCTGGGACGTTATTTAAAGAAAAGCCGTGTCCGTCATACATAGTAAGCCCATTGTTTTTATTGTAAGACAACGTCTTGCTATTTGTTTTAGGCAAAGAATAGTCATAATTTGAAGATATGTAGTATCCCGAATTGTCGCTGTAGAAATTCTTTGAACCGTAAAAAGCAATGTCTAGGGATTTTAAAATAGGAAGATATCTTGTGGCGTCGTCAGATGATAGAGTTACCCTTAGATAAATAATATCTGAAATTTGATTATCGTTTTTATTAAAGTATGGCAATGGCGATCCATTTGTGCAAGCTCTCCATGTTATGTTGTTTATGCTTGCCTCTACTAAAATTCCTTTTACGTCATTTTCCCAGTGTACCTGTGAGCTAGTAATTCCTAGGTAGTTTGGCACAATAAAATGATCTGTAAAAGAAAAAGACTTGGCACCGACTGCCTCTGGAATATATACAGAAGACTGATCACTTGATAAATACTGGCCGTTAATATTTAGCTCGCTCCATAATTTTGATACAGGGTAAGTATATGAAAATTTGCGCTGCATAGATTCTGTGTTCATGCTAAAAAGGTAACCGCCATCTATAGACGCTATCTGAGAAACGTTAACCTCTTTTACCCCTTCATTATAATGACTTAAAATTTGAGAAGGTGAGAGAGCATATCTATAAAATCCTACTGAGTCTATTACAAATTTTCCTGTTGAAGGACCACTTTTAAATGTTGTAGTGTCATTTGAAAATTTATAATTATCTACAGATGTGGTGTCAACCAAAATGCCGTTTACATACAAAGACAAAAGATTGCTTTGGAATATACCTACTACATGAATTGCTTCAGAATTAGATACTGTGTATTCTGCTTTATTAGTGCCAACTTTAAATATAATATTTCCATTTTCATAGAATATCCCAGTGTTTGTGATTGAATCTCCTACTATTGTGGCAGTAGTATTATAGGCTGGAAGCACGGCCCAGGCCTCTATTGAAAAGGTGTTGTCTTTATAATTTTTGTTTGCTATTCCCTTTGGGCTATAGGTAATTTCAGTAAGTGGCAACATTTCTGTTCCTCTTATTCCTCCCGCCACCAAGGGCATTATTTGCCTTAAAGATGTCGAAGAAGCAGATCCATTATTTAAGCTTCCAGAGTAGTCGTAAACAGAGATTCCACCTAATTGTGAATAAACTAATCCGCTATCTTTTAAATCTTGATATGTAGCAAACTGTGATAATAGCTCGGTGTAGTCTGCTATTTGCCCAGACTCTACTTCATCTAATAAATAAAATGAGTTTGGAAAGTCGTTTAAGACTGTATTTTTGTATGACATTCCATCCTCCTGTTTAAATTAAAGTGCTGCTATTTGTGTTTCTTTTTCTGCAATTGCAGAATTTAAAACTGCTAGTCTGTCGGTATCTGGAGCAGTCTTTGCATTTTCTGCAATCTTTTCTAGCTCCAATGCGTACATTTGAAATTCTAATGAACGAACTGCTGATTGACGGATTGAGTTTTTTTCGTCTTCTGATAGTACTGAGTATGTTGCCATGGTTATCTCCTTTTTATATTTGTTCTAGTGCCTGTTTCATCAGAAATAATTCATTTATCTGATCCTGATAAAAAGCAATAGTTTCTTCTGATAATGGCTCTTTGCCGTTATCTTCAATTATAGCATTTTGATACGACAATACGCTATTGTTTATTAACTCTATTTGTGATGCCAGTATGTTGGGCTCTAAATTTTTGTCCATTATGTAAATTGATAACCTCCACTAGATGGGAATCTTGTTGTAGTACCCGCAGTTCCGTCGGTATTATATCCTTCAAATATTACATAGTACCAGCCCGCTGAAGATCTAGTTGCAGAATTCTGCGTTGTTGATGCATTTGTAGATCTAGTGATAAAAGCTCCATTTGCTGAATATGTTCCACCCGAGGTTGTTGATCTATACCACTGAATATTTGAACCCCACCTTGGACTATAGCTCCAATTCGAATAGCTACTCCCGACTCCTACTGTATATGCAGGGTCATACCAGTATAATGTTCCCCCAGCTGGAGAAACGTTATTACTCATTGATATACCAGTTGGTGGAAGAAATGTTGTTCCAACTGCATTAACAACTCCACCAGTCGAACTAGTATATGTAGATGTGCTTCCAGCTGAATTAGTTGCTGTAATTTTACATCTGTATGCTATGCCACCTGGCCCGTAACCAGTCCCAATTGTATAAGATGAGCCAGTTGAGCCCATTGCGTTAAACCCTGATCCTGAATTTGATTCCCATTGATAAGAATATGTAACGGGAGCCGTTGCACCTGGGGCAGACACATCTGTAACAGATAAAGCTGTTCCCGCAGTTACATAACGTGAGGTGTCATTAGGTATAACAAAGTAACTTCCTCCAAATCCATTTTCTGTAAAACTAATAGAACTCGGAGCATATACTGGATCTACAATTGATGACGTTGATCCTGATGTTTCTCCAGATTCTTTTTGGGATAAAGTAATATTAGAGGATTGAGCACCACCACTATATCCATTTGAAGATACTGGAGTTACCGTAACTGAAAGCTGGCTTCCAATTGCATAAGAGATTGTTGTTGATGTTGAAGATACAGATGTAGAATTTCCTCCGCTCCAGGAAACTGTGTAGGTAGATGCTCCTGACGATGCAGACCACGATACGCTGGCAAGACCACTTGTATTTATAGATTTAACATAAACAGTTGCTGAGCCAGCACTAGCGCTTGAGCCAGTTGCGGTGGTGCCTCCTGAATAAGATACTGTTCCATTATTTGTTCTAACTCCATAAGAAGATGCTCCAGTATTTGTCCAGCTTGCGGACCATGAGTTTGTTCCACCTGATACGCTTACTGTTGATGGGGCAGACGGTGTTGATGTTGAATCAGTAAGAGATAACCCAGTCAATGTTGCAGGAACTACTATAACAGAATTTATTGAATTTGATAAACTAGTTCCTCTTTGATTTATTGCTGTAACTGTTGCTGTTATTGTCTGTCCAGAATCTGATGCTGTTGTTGTATATGTGCTACCAGTGGCTATATTTGTTCCGTTTCTTTTCCACTGATATGTATAAGAAGATGGGGCATATGCAATATCTTGATTCCACAGACCATTTGATACTGATAGTGTTGCACCTACGTTATTATTGCCTGATATAATTGGTCCCTGAGTATCTGTTGGAAAATTAGGATAATGCTGCATCCATCCAGATCCTGTAAATACCCATCCTTTTACTGCAGGAGTCCAGGATCCACCATTAAAAAATCTTAAACCTTTTGCCTCTTGCCAAGAACTTCCATTATATATTTTCATATTTTATCCTAATACTGAACATATAAATCGCCAAGTGCTGTACCAGCTGGTAGGGTTCCAGTATTGTTATAAAATATTTTATTAGAATTTGCTACGTTTGTTCCGTTTGAGTATGCTGTAGAAGCAACAGTTACGCTTCCGCCAAGGGCCACTGCAGAACCATTTACGGTAATAGATGAATTTACAAGTTTAGCATTAGTGATTGATCCATCTGCAATAGTAGGTGTTGTGCCTGTGGCACCCGTTGCGCCCGTTGCGCCTGTTGCGCCTGTTGAGCCAGTTACGCCTGTTGCACCTGTTTCACCTGTTGGTCCTGTAGGACCTGCTACTGTGCTGTTAGCACCTGTTGCGCCTGTTGGTCCTGTTGGACCTGTTGGGCCTGCGACTGTGCTGTTAGCACCTGTTGCGCCTGTTGCACCTGTTGGTCCTGTTGGACCTAAGTTAGAAACTGTAATAGAGTTTCCCATACCAGAATGAGATGAACAAACATAATATAAAATTGAAGGAGCATCATAAGGAACTTCAAAGATAATAGTCCCTGACTCTGTTCCGTTTCCTGTTACACCGCTAGTGTAAACATTTCCAGCACTATAGGATCCAGCTGATGTTTGAAAATAAAACGGATGGCTTGCAGCATTTATATTTAATACATAGCGATGACCACGAATAAAAGAAAGAACAGGATTATTTGCGCCGTTTACTATGTAAATTCCGCCAGAGGCTGTAATGCTTAGTGTTATTCCACCCGAAGAGCCTGTGCTTCCTGTGGCACCTGTAGCGCCTGTTGAGCCAGTTGGGCCAGTTGCCCCAGTCGGACCAGCAACTGTACTGTTAGCTCCCGTAGGACCCGTAGAACCTGTGGCTCCTGTAGGACCAACTATTGTGCTGTCGGCGCCTGTTGCGCCTGTTGCGCCTGTGGCACCTGTAGCACCTGTAGCACCTGTAGTAATTCTTTGTAGAGTCCATGCTGTGCCATCCCATATCCAAGTGTTCTGGCTACTTGTAAATAATTGATTTAATGAGGGGCTATTTGGAAAGTCTATTGGCATGATATCTCCTATACTCCCGCAATCGCTTTAGCTTCGGCTTCTGTTAAGCCTAACGCCTGCAACTTACTAAGAGCTGAATTTTTTGCTTCTTCTTTATCTAAAATATCTTGTGCTTCTTTATCTTCTATTGCTTTAATTGCATCGCTTAACTGCTTTGCAGTTGGAACTGGATATTCTTGACCAACCCAGGTTATCATAGATATGTCATCATTTACCATGCTAAATATAGCATCTGGGTATAAAAAACGAATTGCATTAAAATTTTTCATGCTAATATCTCCATTGCTATAATTTGAATTGGATTTCCACTTGGATTAGCACCCCAGTTATTTGCGCTAAGGACGTTGTTGATCTGAATTTTATAAGTTGTTGCACTTGTAGTTGCTGGAGAATCTATATACTGAATTGAATATTGAGCATAGTTTCCAGTATTAACTCCCCCACCATTTGGATAATAAGTACCTAGTACTCCTGAAGTTAATGATGTAGAATTTTTTACAAGTTGAACCAAACCAGATTGATATGATGGACCAGAGCCTAAAATTAAAAATGATGTCATTACAAGAATTTTACTTGTTGAAAGTGTTGGGGTAATTGTTACAGATAATCCGCTAACATCTACATATCCTGCTCCACCTGTTGAA